GCCTTTGAAATGGGCTTTTCCGGTATCGGTGTAGCCAAAACCTTTATCCATGTAGATATTAGGAACACCCAACAAGTCGCTTGGGTCTATTAACCGCACTAAAGGAGTGTATTTATGAAATGGTTAGCATTGTTTTCGTTTTTGTTTGCAATTCCTGCTTTCGGGCAGACGGTAATCTATTATGAGGATGGCACTGCATATACCCTCAAGGACAACGAGTATGTATATGTTAGTCAGGCCCGTAAGATGTACCAGAAAAAAGACTACACGAACGGGAATGTGTACTTTACGCACAAAAAACCTAACTCTCAGGTAGATCCTCAAGCAAGTCCTACGGATGGCATGGAACCTGGAAGTGATGAGTGGTGTGATGTGTATGTTCCATATCAATATGGATACACATTTGATGACCAAATCTGGCAAAGATACTGTCAGGATTAAATGGCTGACTTAAACGTACAGCTATTGGATTGGCAACAGGACGTATATTCCGATCCAACGCGCTTTAAGGTAGTTGCGGCTGGGCGACGAACAGGGAAGTCGCGTCTGGCAGCATGGATGTTGATTATCAACGGCCTTCAAGCAGATAAGGGCCATGTCTTTTATGTAGCCCCGACTCAGGGGCAAGCCCGTGACATTATGTGGCAAACCCTGATGGAACTGGGTCATCCCGTCATTGCTGGCTCACATATCAACAATCTTCAGATCAAACTGGTCAACGGTGCCACCATTAGCCTGAAGGGTGCTGACAGGCCCGAAACCATGCGGGGCGTGTCGTTACGCTTCCTTGTCATGGACGAATATGCCGACATGAAACCTGAAGTCTGGGAGCAAATCCTAAGACCAGCCCTTGCAGATCAAAAGGGTGAAGCGTTGTTTATCGGAACCCCAATGGGCCGTAATCACTTTTACGAACTTTACAAATATGCTGAGCTAGGGGATGACGAAACTTATAAGGCTTGGCACTTCACTAGTTACGATAATTCGATGCTGGATTCTGGCGAAATTGACATAGCCAAGAAATCCATGTCTAGTTACGCCTTCAGGCAAGAGTTTATGGCTTCTTTTGAAGCTAGAGGCTCTGAAATGTTTAAAGAAGAGTGGATTCGATTTGGTGAAACACCCGACGAAGGTGATTACTATATTGCGGTGGATTTGGCGGGTTTTGAAGACATTAACAAAAAACGCACCAAAAACACCAAGTTGGACGAGACAGCTATAGCGGTTGCCAAGGTTAGCCCGAATGGCTGGCACGTTGAGAACATTATTCATGGTCGTTGGGAACTGAATGAAACGGCTATGAAGATATTCCAAGCTGTCAGGGATTATCGTCCTGTTAGTGTTGGGATAGAAAAAGGCATTGCCAAGCAGGCGGTAATGTCGCCGCTTACGGATTTGATGAAGCGGTATGGGCAGTTTTTCAGGATTGAAGAATTGACCCACGGAAACAAGAAGAAGACAGATCGTGTAATGTGGGCATTACAGGGTCGTTTTGAAAATGGCTATATACAAATTAACAAGGGTGAGTGGAACAATCGTTTTCTGGATCAACTGTTTCAGTTCCCTGATGTTTTAACACATGATGACTTGGTGGACGCATTAGCGTATATAGATCAACTAGCTCAGGTAGCTTATGACTATGAGTACGAAATCGACGACCACGAAATCTTAGATATTGTCGCGGGATATTAAAATGGCGGAAGAAATCTACAGCCCAGACCCCTTGTTAATGCAACAGTCCCTTGAAGAGTGGGTAATTACCAAGTGTGAAAACTGGCGTGATTACTACGAATCAAACTACGAAGAAAGGTTTGAAGAGTATTACAGACTGTGGCGTGGTCAGTGGGATCCCTCAGATTCTCAACGCGCTTCAGAAAGATCCAGAATTATTTCCCCAGCTTTGCAGCAGGCCGTTGAGTCTAATGTTGCAGAACTAGAAGAGGCTACCTTTGGTCGCGGCAAGTTCTTTGACATTGCTGATGATGTCGTTGATACCCAGCGCCAAGATGCTATGTACTTGCGTAGAAAACTCGCAGAGGACTTTGAATCCTGCAAGATTCGCAAAGCTGTAGCGGAATGTCTGATTAACTCAGCGGTATTTGGTACAGGTATCGGTGAGATTGTCCTTGAGGAAATCAAGGAAATGGCACCCGCCACTGAGCCAATCATGGGCGGTGATCTTCAGGCGGTTGGCGTAAACATTACCGATAGGGCTGTTGTAAAGCTCAAGCCCATCATGCCGCAGAACTTCCTAATAGACCCTGTAGCAACCTCAGTTGAGGATGCCTACGGTGTTGCGGTCGATGAGTTTGTTAGTCGTCATAGCGTTGAGCTTCTTCAAGAACAAGGGGTTTATCGTGAGGGTCGTGTTGATTCTGCCATCGCGGATACAGACCTTGAGCCAGATCAAGACCTGACCATCTACAATGATGACAAGGTTCGCCTGACTAAATACTACGGTCTTGTGCCTAAAGAGCTTCTTGAGCAAGAAGAAGACGTTGAGGTAGAGGGTGATTCCATGTATGTCGAGGCAATCGTTGTAATTGCTAACGGCGGAACACTTCTAAAGGCTGAAGTTAACCCATACATGATGAACGACCGCCCTGTAGTGGCATTTCCTTGGGATGTGGTTCCCGGCAGGTTTTGGGGCCGTGGTGTTTGTGAGAAAGGCTATAACAGCCAGAAAGCGCTTGATACAGAGCTTAGGGCGCGTATTGATGCCCTGAGCCTAACAATCCACCCAATGCTTGCTGTGGACGCTACACGGCTTCCCAGAGGGGCTAAGCCAGAAGTTCGTCCTGGCAAGATGATTCTAACCAATGGAGATCCGCGTGAAGTATTACAGCCGTTCAACTTTGGGCAAGTCAACCAGATTACGTTTGGTCAGGCCGCAGCGTTACAACAGATGGTTCAACAAGCTACAGGCGCGGTCGATTCTGCTGGTATCGCGGGTCAGGTTAATGGTGAAGCAACAGCCGCTGGTATCAGTATGTCTCTCGGCGCTATTATCAAGCGGCATAAGCGTACTCTTATTAACTTCCAGCAGTCTTTCCTCCTGCCTTTCGTAACCAAGGCTGCACATCGTTATATGCAGTTTGATCCCGAAAATTATCCGGTAGCAGACTACAAGTTTACTGCTACTAGCACTTTGGGGATTATTGCTAGGGAATATGAGGTTACGCAGTTAGTCCAGCTTCTGCAGACAATGAAGCAGGACAGCCCCATGTATCCGCTTTTGATGCAAAGCATTATTGACAATATGAACCTCAGTAACCGTGAGGAACTGATTGCGGCAATGCAACAGGCGTCACAGCCCAACCCGCAAGCCCAGCAAATGGCGATGATGGCTCAGCAGGCCCAAATAGAACTGCAACAAAGCCAGACTGCCGCCCTGAATGGTCAGGCCGCAGAATCGCAGGCTAGGGCAGGCAAGCTCGCAGTTGAGTCACAGATTGCACCACAAGAACTTCAGATTGACTTTGTAAATGCTGTTACCAAAAACCTGAAGGAAGGCGATCAGGAAGACAAAGAGTTTGAGCGTCGCCTAAAAGTGGCGGATCGGCTTTTGAAAAAGCGTGAAATGGAGGCTAAAACCCAAAATGCTAATGACGCAAACGGAACTCAACAACCTGTTCAGCCAAGTGAACGACGCCTTCAGGGAGCAGGGCCAACGACTCAAGGACTTGAAAACACAATTAGACGAATTAGAGGCGAGGCTTGATGGCTACGAAAAAAGACCCAAAGCTAACACGCGCGGGCGTAAGCGGGTACAACAAGCCGAAGCGAACCCCGAACCACCCAACGAAGAAGTTCGTAGTGGTGGCGAAAGTGGGGGACAAGACCAAAACGATTAGGTTTGGCGATGCCAAAATGAAGATCAAAAAGGATCAGCCTGCTCGCCGCAAGTCGTTTAGAGCAAGGCACAAGTGCGATACTGATCCGCCCAGTAAGTTGACAGCACGATACTGGTCGTGCAAAAAGTGGTGATGATATGAAAGTAAAGGCACCAAAAGGCTATCATTGGATGAAAGATGGCAAAGAATATAAGCTGATGAAGAATCCTGCTGGTGGGTACAAGCCCCATAAGGGTGCTTCTCAGTCGGCTGACTTTAAGGTTCAGAAAGTCCACAAGGGCAAATAGGAGGCTTTTATGGCGGGCTATTCAAAAGGCAGAAACAAACAGGTTGTTAGGTCAATGCCGCCTAAGAAGAAAAAGAAAAAGAAAAAGAAGGTAGGGTACTAATGCCTAAGGCTAAGTATTCTGCCAAGCAAAAGAAGCTGGCAAAGGTTGCTCCGCCAAGGGACAAGATTACTGGTGCTGACTTGAGGAGGCTTAGAAAACGTGGCGGCAAGAAAAAGTAAACCCAAGGCCAAGCCCAAGAAAAAGAAGGGCGCTATACCCGATAACGTAAAGAACAAGGCTCTTTATTCACGGGTTAAGTCTGAGGCTAAACGCAAGTTTGACGTATATCCTAGTGCTTATGCCAATGCATGGCTTGTTCGGGAATATAAGAAGCGCGGTGGCACTTATGCCTAAATCTAAGGATGGCTTGACCAAATGGTTTAAGGAAGAGTGGGTTGATATTAAGACCGGCAAACCTTGCGGTCGTAAAAAAGCCAAGGGTTCTAAGCGACCCTATCCCGCCTGTAGGCCCAAGGCTGTTGCTTCTAAGATGACTAAGGCAGAAAAAGAAGCGGCTAAGCGCAAGAAAAAAGGGCCAAAAGCAATTAAATATGCAGTTACAGCGTCTGGCCGCAGACGGAAGAAAGCCAAGAAGGCTTGACGTTTATTCTGCAAAGATATACAAGGCAGTTTTGAGATAACCTTATGGCCTCATTGGACAAAGAAACCGAAGAGTATTACAGCAAGTATTTCGACCTGTTTCGTACCGAAGGGTGGAAGCAGCTAATCGAAGAGCTAAGACAGAACGCTATGATGATTAATAGCGTTGAGAATACAAAAGATCAGGAAGATCTTTATATTCGCAAAGGACAGCTAAAAGTTTTGGCATATTTGTTGAACTTTGAGTCAAACATGGAAACTAGCTTTGAGGAGCTAGAGAAAGAAGATGAAAATATTTGACTTTCGTTGTGAGAATGGTCATGTATTTGAAGAATTTGTAGACGGCACAACCACAGCCAGTAGGTGCGGCTGCGGCGCAATGGCTACAAAAATCGTTTCAGCTTCTAATTTCGTGCTAGATGGGTCAACTGGGGACTTTCCCGGCAGGCACATGAAGTGGGTACGGGAACATGAAGAAGCTGGGCGACGAGGGCGTGAGGCTAGACGAAAGGAAGGTCTTGCGTAATTGTAATCTCCACAACCTTTTTGAAGGCGGGGCTATTTAATGATGTCGAGAGCGACACTTATTGATGAGCGTCAAGAAGTAGACGAAACCGAGGCTACACAAGAGCTAACGGCTGATTCTGTTGAGACTCCAGAAGTGGAAGAATCTCAAGAGTCAGACATTCCTGACAAGTATCGCGGTAAATCTGTGCAAGACCTTGTGCAGATGCACCAAGAACTAGAGCGTTTTTCTGGCAAGCAAAGTGCTGAAGTCGGGGAAACGCGCAAGGAAGTTGGCGAATTGCGGCAGCTGGTGGATAGCTACATCCAGACAGAACTCTCAAACAAACAAGCACCTCAACCGCAGCAGGAAGATGACAACTCAGATGATGTTGATTTCTTTGTTGATCCTCAATCCGCTGTTAACCGAGCGATAGACAATCACCCCAAGATCAAAGAGGCGGAAGCCTATACACAGCAGTACAGACAGCAAGCGGCGTTATCTCAGATAAAGTCCAGTCATCCTGACATGGAAAGTATTCTGCAAGATCCAAAGTTTGCTGAATGGATCAAAGGGTCGAAAGTCCGAACACAATTGTTTGTTCAGGCAGATCAAGGCTATGACTACGATGCCGCGAATGAACTGTTTAATCTCTGGAAAGAGAAGAATCAGGTCGTTCAACAGACTGCTCAGGCAGAAAAGGCAGCGCGTCAAAGTGCAGTTAAATCAGCAAGTACAGGCAATGCTCGTGGATCAGCGGAAGGGTCAAGGAAGAAAGTTTATCGTCGTGCTGACATTATTAAATTAATGAAGACCGACCCTGACCGTTATAACGCTTTATCGGATGAGATATTGCAAGCATACGCAGAGGGTCGAGTTCGCTAGCCTTTAAAGGAGATTTATCGTGGCTACAGCAACTTACCCAGGAACAGGCGGCTTTACCGCCCTAACAGAAGCAGGCACGTTTGTACCAGAAATTTGGTCAGACGAAATTATTGCTGCTTATCAAAAGAACTTGAAGATGGCTCCCCTTGTCAAGCGTCTGTCAATGACCGGCAAGAAGGGTGACGTTATTCATATTCCTAAGCCCACTCGTGGTGATGCCAACGCTAAGGCGGCAGATACTGCGGTAACGATCATTGCGAACACTGAGTCAGAGTTGCAGGTTACTATTAACCGGCACTTTGAATACTCGCGTCTGATTGAGGACATCGTAGAGGTACAGGCTCTGTCATCTCTGCGTCAGTTCTACACTGAAGATGCTGGTTATGCTCTGGCTGTTCAAGTTGACACTGATCTTCACGCGGCTGGTACTGGTTTTGGTGATGGTGGCGCTGTTGTATTCAGCCCTGCTGCTACTGACTACCAGCACACTGGTTGTTTCTTCAACGACAATGGCACTACCACTCAGTACACTGATGACACTCTGGTAGCTGGTGACGAGTTCACGGATGCTTTTTTCCGCGACATGATCCAGAAGATGGATGACAACAATGTACCAATGGAAGGTCGTAACCTGATCGTTCCACCCGCAACGCGCAAAGCGATTATGGGTATTGATCGGTATGTGTCATCTGACTTTGTATCTGGCGGTACAGTCAACAACGGCTTGATCGGTAACCTGTATGGCGTAGACGTTTACGTTTCCGCTAACTGCAGAACCATTGAGGCGGCTGCTGACAACACTGCATCGTCTGTAGATACTCGTGCGGCCTTGTTGTTCCATAGCGAAGCAGTTGTTATGGCTGAGCAAATGGCTGTTCGTTCGCAGACTCAGTACAAGCAAGAGTACCTCTCTACGCTGTACACCGCAGACACCCTTTATGGTGTTCAGGTGTATCGCCCAGAGGCTGGCTTTGTACTGGCAGTACCATCTGCCTAATCCAAATGGGGGCTCCGGCCCCCTTTTCCTTTTGTCTGTTTTTCTTGGAGTAGGTTATGGCAACCACGATTAAGCTAAAGAATGGGTCAGGAGCGCCTGCCGCAAGTGATTTAGTCCAAGGCGAACCCGCATTAGACCTAACCAATAATCGACTGTACTCAGAAAACTCAAGTGGTTCAGTCGTTGAGATTGGTACAAATCCTACGTCGCTGTCTATTAATGGCACGGCGATTACTTCTACAGCCGCAGAATTAAACATTCTGGATGGCGTGACATCAACCGCCGCAGAACTCAATATCCTTGACGGGGTAACGTCTACGACCGCTGAGCTAAACATCCTGGATGGTGTAACATCTACCACCGCTGAGTTAAATATTCTTGATGGGGTAACGTCCACTACAGCAGAACTAAATCTGGTTGATGGCTCTTCAGCAGGAACAATTGTTAATTCAAAGTCTGTAATTTATGGATCTAGTGGCGAAGTTAATGCCACAACACTGCAAATAGCAGGATCGTCAATTACCTCTACAGCCGCAGAACTGAATCTACTAGACGGAGTAACGTCTACTACGGCAGAGCTAAACATTCTGGATGGCGTCACATCTACAGCAGGCGAAATAAATCTGCTAGATGGCTCTACGGCTGGAACAGTTGTTAATTCCAAAGCTGTTATCTATGGCTCTTCAGGTGAGGTCAAAGGCACGACCTTTCAGACAGCAACAAATACTTCTGGAAACCTTTTAATTGCTAATGGCACTGGGTTTGCTTCTACCGCTGTTGGCGACTTATCTGAAATATCTACTGTTGCTGATGATGATGTTTTGATTGCGGTAGATACCTCAGGTGGCGGTCTAAAGAAGTTAACCAAATCTACGTTGGTTGCTGGTCTTTCTGGATCATCTGGCATTAGCAATGTTGTTGAAGATACCACGCCACAACTGGGTGGCAGTCTTGATGTAAATGGTCAGGACATCGTAAGTGTATCGAATGGCAACATCACGATTACGCCAAATGGAACTGGTTTGGTTAGGCTGGATGGTAATGTTGACATTCAGTCTGGCGAGATTGTTCTTAAAAACTCTGGTTCTGTATCAAACATTAAGTTTTATTGTGAATCGTCAAACGCTCACTACACCCAGCTTCAGTCATCAGCGCACAGTGCTTATGGCGGAAATGTAACACTGACGTTACCTCCCGCTACAGACACATTGGTGGGTAGGGCAACGACAGATACCCTAACTAACAAAACTTTAACGTCGCCAAAGATAAACGAAGATGTTGCTGTTAGCGCAACAGCCACTGAGCTTAATGTTCTTGATGGGATTACGTCTACCACCGCTGAACTGAACATATTGGACGGTGTAACGTCTACAACGGCTGAATTGAACATTCTAGACGGGGTTACATCGACAGCAGCAGAGCTAAATATCCTTGATGGTGTCACTAGCACGACCGCTGAGCTAAACATTCTTGACGGAGTTACAAGCACAGCCGCCGAGTTGAATATCCTTGACGGGGTTACATCAACCACCGCCGAGCTTAACTATCTTGATATTACTACGCTGGGAACCTCTGAGGCTTCAAAGGCGGTAACGGCTGACTCAGGTGCCAAGGTTAAATTTATTGGCACCACATCTGTTGCTGAGATGATTGAGAAGGTTACTACCCAAACCAGTACGACGGGTACGATTAACTTTGATTTTCTGACTCAAGCCGTTGAGTTTTACACGGCAAACCAAGGGGCAAACAGGACGATCAACTTTCGCGGTGATGGCTCTACGGCCTTAAATGCTGTAATGGCAGTTGGGGAAAGCATGACAGCCGCGATATTAATGACGCAGGGCAGTTCAGCGTATTATCTAAATACCTATCAAATTGATGGCTCGTCAGTTACTCCTGAGTGGTCTGGTGGATCTGCTCCATCATCAGGAAACGCAAGCTCTATTGATTCGTATGTGTTTACAATTATTAAGACAGCAGACGCTACGTTTACTGTTTTAGCCAGCCAGAGTCAGTACGCATAATGCCTTTACTATCTACAATTGGTGCGGGGTCTGCAAAAGGATTTAATCCCGGCGTATCTGGGCCGCAAACAATTACATTAAGCAAAGTTGTAATGCTCGCGGGTGGTGCTGGGGGCGGCGGCGCTACTTCAGCGGGCGGTGCTACTGGGTCTGGTGGAGGCGGGGCAGGCGGTTACTTTGTAGAAACTAATGTAGATGTTAATACAGGAACGCAGTACACCGTTACTGTTGGTGCCGGAGGGTCTGCTGGAAGCCAAGGCAATACTGGCAGTAGTGGTGCAAATAGTGTTTTTGCTGGCTCTGACATTACTGACTTAACTGCAATAGGAGGCGGTGGCGGTAGGCATGGTCAAGCTAATGGTGTTGATGGTGGTAGTGGCGGTGGTGCTGGTGGTAATGGAGGATATACAGGCGGCGCTGGTACATCGGGTCAAGGTAACGCTGGTGGAAACTCCGCTAGTTCACTTACTGGCCCCGGTGGCGGTGGTGGCAAGTCCGGTGTTGGCGGCAATGGTGGCTACACTGCAGTAGGCGGCCCACCATACTATTGGTATAACGCTGGTACTGGTGGCGGTGGATATAGCTCTAGTGAGCTAGGTGTTACTGTTGCTGGTGGAGGCGGCGGTGGCGGTCTGTACTATACAAGTGCCGGTGGTTACTACGGCACCGCAGCTACCGGTGGCTCCGGTGTTGGTGGGGGTGGTGGTTATAATGGCAATGCAGGCCATGCAACAGCAAAGCGTGGTAGCGGCGGCGGTGGTGGTACAAGAACTGAGGCGGCTAATTCCTTTGTAGGCGGCAATGGAAGCGGGGGCCTAGTAAAGGTTTATGCTCCTCAGCAAGCTACCGCAACAACAGGGTCGCCTACTGAAAATAGCGAGGGTGGCGGTGTTTACAGTTATTTGTTCGAAAGCAGTGGGTCAATAACTTTCTAAGGTAAACGATGGCACATTTTGCACAAATTGCCGATGACGGCACTGTTCTTACGGTTACAGTGATTAGCAATGAAGTCTTAACAGATGAGGATGGTGTTGAGCAGGAACAGCTTGGCAAGGATTTATGTCAAAGTTTGTTTGGGGGCACATGGGTGCAGACTAGCTATAACAATAATTTTAGAAAGCGTTTTGCTTTTATAGGCGGAGCGTATGACTCTGCCAATAATGTGTTTTTATTTCCAAAACCTTTTCCTAGTTGGACGTTAGATGGCGAATATGAATGGCAACCTCCAACACCGTACCCAAGTGATGGCAAAGCATATTTATGGTCTGAAGAAAGCAAAAGCTGGGTTGAAAATGAAAATCCAGCCGCTGAAGTTTAACTAAGCCGTGATATGTGAAAACAATTGTGTTGTATCTGGTGTTAAATACTTACACCTACACATGGGCTATTGGAAGCCGAACAAGGCTTGAACATTACAGAATTTGCAAATACAAGGAGCTAAATAGCGAATCAGATCAAACGTACACATGGTATTTACCTTGGCCTAATTCATATTGTGATCCTTACGTTATATATGAGGTGACAGATGATTGACCCAATTACAGCGGCAGCGGCGGCGACAAAAGCATACGCAGGGGTCAGAGCATTTATTGAGGCTGGCAAATCAATAGAGGATACGTTTCAAGTAGTAGCTAGATGGCAGGGTCATGCATCAGATGTTTTGTATGCTAGCCAAAGGCACAAGAAAAAAACGAACCCTTTTAAAGCTGTAGTTTTTTCAGGGTCAGTAGAAGCAGAAGCGGCGCAAATGTTTGCCGCAAAGAAGAGGGTGGAACAACAACGCAAGGAACTGATAACGCTACTGCAATATGCATATGGAAATGAAGGTGTAGCGGAATATCGTCAATGCGTTAAGGATGTAACTGAGCAAAGACAACGTGAAGTATATGCTCAGCAAGAGGCAAAAGATACAGCAGTTAAGTCAACGTGGATTGCAGTATTAGTCGGTTTAGCGGGTTGGTTAATTAGCATAATTGTAAA